AAAACAATAGCCTATTCTGTTCAGTAAGTGTCAAGACGAAGGACGTCTTCTCTTTCCTCCTCGCCGGAAGGCTCGTCAGACAAAGGACTGAAAGGAAAAAGAACATTTGCGTTGACTTCTGTATTAAGAAGTGATATTATTTATGTATGGAAGATGAGTGCTCTATCAGAGAGTCTTAGATTAGCTATGAATGAATTGCAGGTAGATATGGTTGAATCGTTATGCACTTGATGGAAACATGACAAGAGTGCTGCAGACTTTATGGGGAATGTTCTAGGAAAAGAAATTTCAGCGTGCCATATGGCTTATGGGCTTATGATTCAGCTGCTGAGAACTCTCCAAAGAGACGCCTAATGTAAGAGCCGTTGATAAAAACAGAGCCTATGCTATTTGCTATTTCTTTCTACGATCGGAAGGTGGGTTCGAAACGTTCTCAAAAACGTTTTCGGATACACCGAAGTGCACAAGCTCTATTGTTGAATAGTCTTTTTTGAAGTATACTAAAATTTATTTATTAAGCAACAGGACCTGTCAGGCTCCGTCCATCCCTTTACAGGCTGGGGAATGGATAATATTGAACATAGATAGTAGGAAGATATGGTATGGTTGCTAGAAAGAATCCAGAAGGTGGACGTCCTACCTCTTTTAAACCTGAGTATGTAGAATTAGTAAAATGTTATTGTGAGATTGGTCTTACGGATCAAGAAATTTGTGAAGTGTTATGTATTTCTCTGCCTACCTTTTATAGGTGGCAGCATTCGAATCCAGATTTCAAAGACGCTATTAGGGTAGGTAAAGGACAAGCTGATACTCGTGTAGAGAGAACAATATATAATCAGGCTGTTGGCTTTTATTATACCGAAGATGTTCTTGTGAAATTAAGGGGAGATGATGGCAAAGACTTTTATGAAACTGTTCAGGTGAAAAAGTATAAGCAGCCGGATACGAAAGCTATGCAGTTTTGGCTTAAAAATAGGAAGAAAGCTGAGTGGAGAGAGCAATATAATCATACAGTCTCGGATATGGAAGGAAATGAAATTAATCCTCTTAAGATTAATATTATGACTCCGACCCGTCATGAAGATCGCGTGGTTAAGCCAGCATACGTTGAACCTAGTACAGAAGCTAAAAAAGAAGAATTGCCGGCTATTGGAGAAATTTTAAAAGTTGCGATGATTTTGCAGAGAGAAGCTCCACATCTTGTACAAGATCTATCTCAGCTAGATGAACCTGAATTAAAAATATGGTATGATCAGAACAAAGAAAAGATTAAGTCTGTTCTCGGTAAGAAGTAAATATGGCTGCAGAGTTTGAGATAGAACAAGAAGAGTCTCGATTGGATACATCTGCTCCAGTTTCTTCTGATCTCACTTCAGACAGTGAATTTATGAAGTTTAAGCGGTGGTATCATCAGGATATTGATAATGTTCTTCGTTGGCGTAAAGAAGCTAGGGAAGATTTTCGTTTCTATAACGGTCATCAGTGGGAGAGTGATGATATAACTCTTTTACAGGAGCAGAATAGAGCGCCGATCTCTATAAACAAAATTGCTCCTTTGGTTAATGCTGTCGTTGGATCGGAAATAAATAATAGAAGAGTTGTTCGTTATATTCCTCGTGAAGTTGGTGATAGTGCAGCTAATGAACTGTTGACTGCGGCTGGAGATTGGTTCCGGGATGAAGCTGATGCAGAAGATGAAGAAAGTGATGCTTTTTCTGATAATGTTATTTGCGGTATGGGTTGGACAAATACGAGATTGGATTACATTAGGGATCCAGATGGTTTTCCAGTTGTTGAACGGTTAGATCCTTTGAAAATGGCTTGGGATTGCAAAGCGTGTAAACCAAATCTTACAGATGCTAATCGCTTCTGGTTTATTGACGATAAACCGCTTGATGAAGCGATGAGAATGTTTCCTAACGTGGATCGTGATGTACTCTGTGCTGACTGGGCTATTGAAAGCTCATATTTTACTGGTGATGATTTGAATAGTGGAGGAATGATTTATGATCAAACCCGTGCTCGGTTCTATCTTGGAGGTCAAGAGGATTTTGTAACGGATGGCGCTTTTTCTGAATTCTATGTTAGAATTGTAGAACTTCGTTATTATGAACTGGAAAGCTATTATCGGGTTGAATCGCCAAAAATTCACAATCCGGATTTTTTTAATTCTCTTACTTCTGAAGCATCTGTCGTTTTAGCTCAACTGTTTTTGAATAAATCTGAGCCGATGGTCAGTTTATCGGTCAAGGAGTATAATCGTCTTAAAAAGATCTATCCTCCAATACAAGAAACTAGTGAACGTATGCAGCGTAAAGTTGCCAAACGTGCTTTCCTCGGCAAGAAAATTCTAGAAAAGACAGGTCTTGATGTGCCTAAAAACTCTCTTGGCTGGGAAGCTATGACGGGATACTTTGATAAAACTCAGAAAAGGTATTATGGCATTGTACGATCGACAAAAGATCCACAGAAATGGTCTAATAAATTCTTTAGTCAGACTATCTTCCTTCTTAATAGTCAAGCCAAGGGCGGTATTATGGCAGAAAGACAGGCATTTGAAGATACAAGGGAAGCTGAACTAAGTTGGACGAGATCAGACGCTATTACTTGGGTTAACTCTGGTCAATTAGAAGCTATTCGACCAAAGCCTGTTGCTGCATTTCCTTCGGGTTTTTTTCAACTGTTTGCTACAACAGCAGATGCAATAAATACTGTTACAGGTATATCACCTGAATTTATAGGAACAAGAGAAGTTAATCAACCAGGTATTCTGGAAAGTCAACGTCGTCAATCAACTTTAAATCTTCTTGCTGGATTGTTCAATTCACTTAGAAAATACCGTAAGCGGCAGGGTTTGATTATTCTTTATCTCATCCAAAATCGTATTCCAAATGGTCGATTGATCAGAATTATCGGTGAAGGAAAAGTTAAATACGTTCCATTCGTTCGTGAAGATCTTGCTAATGCTGACTATGATATTATCATTGACGATGCTCCAACATCACCAAATGAGAAAGAACGGACTTTTGCAGTCATCAAAGAGTTACTTTAGTTGAGAAGCTTCAACAAGCATATGCCAATCAGATCCAGCAGCAGCATGATTCTCCGGATCCAAAAATCCAAGAGATTGAAGCTAAAACTCAAATGCTTCGTACTAATGCAGAAATTAATCAGCATAAAGCTCATCTAGATCTTCAGCTGAAACAGCTTGACTTGATGGTCAGGCAAAATAAAGCTAAGTTAGAAGCTGCTACAGCAGCTCAGAAAGCTCAATTAGAGACAGATCGTCTTGTTTTAGAAGGAGAGAAAGCAAGACTTGAAGCGTTACGACAATTAACAAGTGGGTCTTAAGAAGGAGATACACATAATGTCTGACGATTTGACTTTAGAAGAACAGGCATATTTTGATTCTGGAGGAGTAACAGATTTTCCTACAAAGGATTCCAACTTTGATCTTACATTTGATGATTCTTCTAGAAAAAAAGAGGCAGGTGTCTATGAAGAGACTCATAATCGTATGGCACCTCTTGCTGATCTTCAAGAAGAACGTGCAAGAGCGAAAGAGTATCGGGAGCAAGTTCATAAGATTCAGAGTGAAAAGGATCAGCTCCTTGGTGAAATGCGAGCATATATTCAAGCAATGCAGACTCAGAATGTATCACCTGCACCTGAATTAACGGAGGATAGCGGTGATCTTATTGGGTATTTGAAACAGGAAGTTCAAAAAGCTAAACAGGCGACAGAAGAACTCAAGCAATTCAAGGCACAACAAGAAGCTGCTCGTCAGCAGCAAGAATTTGAAACAGCAGTTGGTAATGCTTGGATGAATTCAGTAGAAAAAACGAAAGATATTCATCCCGACATTGATAATGCTGCACATCATGTCTTAAATCAGCGCACTGCGATGTTGAAGTCTTTTGGACTAAACGACAAACAAATAGAAGATACAATCCGGCAGGAATTTATTGGAGTTGTTGTTCAATCTAATAGACAAGGAAGAAATCCAGCTGATGTTGTGTATGATATGGCTTTAGCCACTGGATATACCTCTAAGAATAGAGAGAGTATAAATAGTCTTCGTCAAGGTCTTTCCTCTTCTAAATCTTTATCGTCTACAGGTGGTTTTTCTTTTACTGGAGCTACTAATAAAGATATGGCAGCGCAGGTTGCTAATTTATCTGAATCTGAATTTGAACAGTGGATGGAAAAAAATCCTAATCACTTTAGAAGACTAGTGTCATATCAACTGCGTTTAGCTATCAGAACGCAATAGTTTTCTGAACGTCTACCAAGCGGTAAGTTGGCCCACGCTATCCTCCTGCGAAATTGGATGAAATGACCCCTTTAATTTTAAGGAGATTATAAAAAATGGCTGAAACCATTTATCCTGTAGGCCATCCTTTAGCAGTAAAGCTTTGGTCGAAAAAGTTGAGCGTTGAATCGCTCAAAGCGATGCGTCTTAGTCCACTTATTGGACGAGGTGAGAACAGTATTATACAGCTTAAAGACGAAACGTCAAATACAGCAGGTGGTGAGATTACATATGGTCTTGATTACCAACTTCAGGGTCCTGGTGTTACAGGTCGTGAAACTCTTGAAGGTAATGAAGAATCTTTGCAGGATGGTTCTGATAGACTCATAATTAATGAATTAGCTCAGGCTGTTCGTATTCCTAATGGACAAACAATTGATGCGCAGCGTGTTCCTTTTGATCTTCGTGCTCGTGCAAATGCACGTATTCGTGATTGGTATCAAGACAGATTAGCAACTGCTTTCTTTTTGCATGTATGCGGATATAATGGGCATACGATAACTCACTTGGGTCGTCAAGCACAGTTGACAAAGCCACAGTATTGGTTGTTTAATAAACCAACACCTCCTAGCAGTGAACGTTGGATTATCGCGGGTGGAAGAGCTAATGAACAGTCTCTGACAGAAGAAGATACCTTTGATATACGTTACATTGATCATCTGAAGGAAATAGCTATTCTTGCTAATCCTAGGATCAATCCAATTCGGGTTAATGGCGATGATATGGGTCAATGGTTAGATATAACTAAATTTGCAGATATGGGTAAGGGACGTGAGACGGATATCGCTAAAGGTGCCCTAGGTTATTACAATGGAGTTATTATACGTTCTGATGAATTTGTCACTTCTGGTGTAAATTCAACAAATGGAAATGAGATTCCAAATGTAAAACGTGCTATTCTTCTTGGGGCACAGGCTGCTGTTATTGCCTTTGGACGTAAACAACGTGATACTGATCGTTTCTTCATCACAGAAGAATTGTTTGATTACAAGCGCTCTTTGGGTGTTTCTGTTCAGTCTGTTCTCGGCATTAAGAAAACGCAATTCACTTATCAGTGTCCTTTTGATAGTGGAGAATCGCCTCAGCGGCAAGACTATGGTTGTTTGGTTCTGTCAACATGGGCTGCTCGATCAACTGGTGTTTTGCCTCCAAAACCGAGTACAAGAGGTATATTCAGTATAACTGGTGAAAATGGCATTAGTGCAAAAGTTTCTGGAGACACAGCAACCATTGGAATTACAGCTGGCGGAGTCGGTACAACTCAGCTTGGTTCAAACGCCGTAACTGATGTTAAAGTTTCCTCTAACGCAGCTATTGCAGTTAGTAAGCTTGCAAAGGGTTCATATGGTTCAAAAACGTATCTTCAGAGTAACGGTACTGAAAACACTTGGGGATCTATTTCTAATACACATATCGATAGTAAAAAGGAATTATAAAAATGGCTGAAGTACCTGCTCCTATTTTTGGCCGCACTTTACATGAGGAACAGACCACATTCTTTCGCGCAGATGTTTTTGGAAAAGACGCTGAACGCATTACTTTTCTAGGACGTGTTTGCAGGAACATGATTTTGGTCCGTGGATTTGTTCTGCTTGGAGAATCTTTTAGTGCCGGCACTTTATCAGTTTTTGCTGGTGATACCGCTCTTGTTAAAGATCTTTCGTTGACTGGACGTGCTCCTACTTATACCGATATGAATATATCAGGTGCTCATGTTTCTAATATGTGGAATTACAGTTGTGATGAATATGATCTATCGATTGTTCGTAACACTGCAAATACTACAACTTCTGGACGTGTATCTATTGTAATTGAAGCTATCGATCCTCGTTAAATATTTTATTTTAATGATAATGAAAGTAACAAGTAGCAGTCAAAACAATACCTTTCTTCGTTTAAAACCGAATACTTTTACTTCCATATGTTCTGTTATTGCTGATGAAGCGAATGATGATATGGGAAATTATACTGCTCAAATAGAATTCAGTGTTTTGGAAGCTATTCGTTTTTGTGAACGTGATCATTATTGGTTTAATGAAACACGAGACATGATTTTCCAAACTATAGATAAACAGCCTGTTTATCAGGCCAGTACTGTTCCAGTTTTGAAAAATATCATTAGAATTACAGATGCTTTTTGCTATGACGGTGCAGGTGTTAACCGTAAATTAGTCCGAATAGATCCAGCTGACAAGGATAGTGTTCCATCATATGGCATACCAGCTTCTTATTCTTATTTAGATAAGACAATTCGTCTTTTTCCAATACCTTCTGGAGGACCTTATCAGATCCGCTTGATCGTTTCTCCTTTACGCTTGAAATCAATAGAAAATCCAAATGAATTATACCCTTGGTTTGAAGAAGCATGTGACATGATCAAGGCTAGAGCAAAATATCTCCTATATAAAAACTATATTAAAGATGCTGACCTTGCTGCTGAAGCAAACAACGACTTTATAGAACAGAGGAATGTTCTTAGAGCAGAAACATCAAAACGTCTTGCAACTGGTAGGATCAAAGCTACAAGGAGCTATTAACAGATGGGTATGATTCCTATTGCGGATTACAGGCCTGATGTATCAGATTTTCTGAATCAATATAGTGATGATGTTACGAATGTTTTCCCTGCATTAGGATGTGTCATACCAGCAAAAAACTTTGCTCCTATGAATCTTTCTCTTCCAATACACGAAGTTCCTCTAGGTGCGATTGCAGTTCGTCATAGATCTGGAATTAGTTTTACTATTTTTCTAGGCACTGAAACAAAGATCTTTGCTCTGTCTAGTCTTGCAACTGGATGGATAGATGTCACTAAGCCAGACACAGTTTATAATGCTTCAGTTGAAAATCCATGGAGTTTTGCTGCATGGGGACAGCAAGTCATAATAACAAATGGAAATGATCCGCCACAGACCATGTTAGTTACAGATGACCACATGAGAGATTTAGGGGAGAAACCTATTCTCGAAGGAGAAACACCGTATACTGTTAAAGCGCCATTAGGATCCATTGTTAAAATATGGGGTAATTTTGTTGCTATCATGGGTCTTCAAGACGGCAGTTTAGTGGATACAAGTGGAAAAGAGCCAGTTGTTCTCTTAAATTATAATTCCGGAATGATCATTTGGTCCGGGTTGAATGATCCAGACCGTTGGAATGTTGGTGATCCAGAATATTTTTCTGATTGGCAAGAATTCTTCGATGGTGGAAATGTTCACACGAGTTCGGAAACATCAAACCCCATTATTTTTCTAGACACAGCAATCTACTACGGCACTTTTATGCCTGGATCAGTTGAAATATTCAGGTTTCAAAAGGTGCAGGAAAAAAGAGGTGCTCGGAATCCAATTTCAGTTGCGTCTAGAGGTGAACAGATTTTCTATGCTGATGCCGGTGGATTCTTTATGATTACAGCTGAAGCTGGTTTTCCAGTAATAGAAGCTATTGGGTTTGAGAAAGTGGACAGGACTTATTTTCAAGATCTTTCTAGTATTGATTTAGATACTATAAAAGGAGTTATAGATCCTTTTTATAATAGAGTCTATTGGGGAATAGATTCTAATTCTAATGGTATTTATGATATGATACTAAGTTTTGATTGGCTTCTTAAGAAGTGGACAGTTTTAGAATTAGATACGCCAATTTATGATTTTGTTCAAATTTATACTTTCGGAGTCTCACTTGAAGAAATGGATGCATTTGAAACAAAAGGTACAGATCAAGAAACAGGACAGTTTTCGGATAAAGCTGATCTTGATAGATTACCTTATTCTCTCGATGCTCGTATTTGGAAAGCCAGTTCTCCAGTACTTATGGGTATCATGAGAGGAATTTCTGGTAGATTAGAAATTGGAGCTTTTCACGGACAAAATATGGAAGCTCGAGTTACGACATATGAAGTAGGAGAAACAGGTCAGAATTTTTTTCGGTTGGGAAAGATAAGGATTATTTCAGATGCGAATGAAATTTATCTATCTGCTGGAAGAAGAAACACTCTTCGGCTAAGGGGAAATATTCACTGGACATCTGAATCTACACCCTCTGATAGAAATGATAATGTCTATATTCGATCTCGAGCAAAATTCCATCGATTTAAAGTAAGAATTCCTGCCAATACTGATTGGACTTATCTTGATGGAGTTGATGTTGAACTCATACCATCTGGTAGGTTTTAATGTATCAAGTGATACCTGCCATTTCTCTTCCATGGGAACGAGTGAAAGGTTATATTCCTGATTTAATTGAGTCTTTCAAAAAGATCGTCGATCGGTTTCCTGAAGATACAACGATGGAAAGTCTCATCAAAAGAATTACACAAGGAGCTAATCAACTCTGGTTCATTCTCAATAAACAAGATAATGAATTCATAGCGTTTGTTCTTTTAGAGTTGGATATAGCTGAAAACGGCAAGAAAAGGATCACACTTCTCGATCTTGCAGGTAAAGGTGGAATTAAACTGGTAGAATATCTCTACATTCTAGAAGACTATGCAAGAAGTATTGGTGCAGAAGACTTCACAATCTTAGGAAGAAAAGGATGGGAGAGAGGGTTAAAACAGAAAGGATATGATATCGTCTTCGTTAAGTATAGAAAACATTTATGATACCCATTATGGATTCTTGTCCTTTCTGTGTGAAAAGAGAAACATCCGATCTCGTTCTTCTAGAGTTTGAATGTCAACCTTGACCTTTTTAGGTGCAAGCAAACGATCATATTTCTGACATCCTCCTACATTCCCTGTGTACTTTGTGTATTCTATGATATCATCAGCATTTACAATTAGATCAATTTTGCAATAGGCATTGTATGATTGAACCAGTGGTCCGTATGTTTGAACATGAAGAGGACTTGTGTCTCCCCCATAAATAGTTGTTGTGTGCATATTTGGCGCTAAGTACTGTCTCAGTTCATTGATTTCCCAGGAGAAAACACGCTTTCCTGCAATATGACTTTCTGAATCTGGAAAACCTAATATATTAAAGGCATATTGATATGGCTGGCCTTGTAAAGTGCTCAAACCTTTATCTATGTATTTGATAGACTGACACCCAGCAAGAAAAATGCAAATTAATAATACAAAATTTCTTGTCATTGACTGCTCTTACGGTTTTAGATCAATTGCTTATGGTCTTGTTTAGAAAATGCATGAATGTTGAAACCAGAATTTATCGAGTCTCGTCTCCCAAGTATTCATTAAAAGCTCGTCCTCCTATGTTTGCCTGACGAAGTGAACCGTTGTTTCTTCCAGAAGACAGTTTACGAATACGTTTCAATTCTCTCGATATTATATCTGTTCGTTCTCCGGATCCCAAAGAAAGGAGATCAGCATTCCTGATTTGCCGTGCATTATACGGAGCACGAATAGCGCTAGCATACACTCTTCTAAGAAGGCGCGTGAAAGTATTTGGAAGTTCTTTAGGACTTGTAAAGTCTTCCCTCTGCCGTGCTTGTCTCCTGGCTGTTTGAGATCCTCCGAGGATTTGATTTTGAACACGTTTAAAGGCTTCTTCGCGTTTCAGTGTATCTAATAACCGAATTGCATCTTCATCGCCTAGAATAATACGTAGTTTTTTAACAGCATAAGGTGTCTGAAAATAACCTATGAGCGCTTCATCTTCTTTACTGGAAGATCCTGCACGGTTTCTCAACTCTTGCCGCGTACGAGCCTGTAAGGCCTCTTTTTCTGCATAACTCATTTTTGCAACTTGATTACGAAGTTTCTCCGGCGTAACATTGTTATCAAAAATAAGTTTTGCTGTTCCTTGAGACTTATCAGGTCTTTGCATTCCAGCAGCGTCTAGAATTTTACTTTGTTCAGCATAAATTCTTTGAGCGTCTTTAAACTCAGGCGATAATTCTTCCGCTTTAGAACGAAGTTGATTTCTGATCTGAGTCAATGCACGGGCTTCATTATTACGACCAGCCAGTTTTGCCACACTAATGTCATCACCAAGCTCTTGCATTCTCAGATGAAGATCACGAACAGTTATTCCACCGTTATTTAAGTGTTCCTGAAGATTAAGCCTTAAAGTATCAGCTTTCTGATCAACTGATTTCATTGCTGGTGTCTGCAATATTTTCAGGAATTCACTGTCAATTGGAACAACTGCATCTTGTGCAGCTTCATAAAGAGGCGCTGTTTCCGCAGCACGTCTTGCTTGAATTTCACGAATGTACTCTTCATAATTTCTTGGCTGACCAACAACTTCATTTACACGGTCGTAAATACGCTGTGGTGCTTCACTGGAACGTTGAGTAAGCTCTCTAGTTAATATATTCTCAGCTTCAGGAAGACCAGAAACAGCCGCATCTTCAGCACGTGCAGTCAATCTTGGATCAAGATCAAGAACACGTGTTCCTGGTCCTTTATCAGCTAGAGCTTCGCTGATATTGCCTATTCCAGCTTCATCTAGTTCACGACCGAAATGTTTTGCTGCAGTATAAGAAACACCTTGATCTTTTAATTTTTTCATTGCGGCTCTGCCGGTCTTAGATAAATGCGTTGCAGCATATCCACCGAGAGGACGTAATAATTCAATACCATAGTGGAGTGCTGGACCTCCTACACTGCCAAGAACTGTGCCATATAATGCATCGCTTTTCGTTTGGCCGGTTGATCGACCAATAGCATCTAATCCTCCAAAGGCTGCCCCTGTGGCAGCAACTTTCGGTAGCGTTAAAGCGCCACGGGCTAAGGGACCTCCAACTGGTATAAATGCACTACCGATACCACCAGCAATATTTCCAGTTGTAGTAGCAATAGGATGTTCCAGTGCAGCATTGTCTAATAAATCACGTTCTAGATTTCTTTGCCGGTTATAAATTTCAGATGTTTCATCCCAATTTGGGCTATTTCCAGTTACATATTTTGCAATATTGGAAATAGCAGAAGGAGCTGCAGCGATCCCTCCTCTTAATTCATCTGAGAATCCAAAGGATGCTCCCTGCAAAGCTCCGTGACCAAAAGCACCTAATGTTGATGGCTTTTGATCTGCAAGCTGTTGCTCACGTTCTGATCCTTTCCGTGCATATTTCTCTTCTAAATAATCATATATATCTTTGACAAAAGCCTGTTGCTTATCTTCTTGAAGATCAAAGAATTTTTCATCAACAAGTATTTTATACTTCTTATTTATTAAGATTTTACGTTGCGCCATTATAATTCTTCCCAACCTAGATAATTAGGTCTAGTGGGTATGCCATTTGGATTTATTACTCTTGTTGAAGTAGGTATTTCTTCTCTAGAAGGAAATGATTTTTTCAAATAACTTTCGATTACATTAAAAGATTTATTAAGTTCTGCAACACTCATGTCTTCAGATAAAGCAGCAATCTGATTAGCAAGACCTTGATACTCTACATTGCTAAGATTTCCGAATCCAGAAGCACCATTTGTAGAACCTGCCTTTGCACTCTCCAACATATCAGAAGCGATTAATCCCTGCAGACTAGAAATCATCGTTCTGGCATCGACACGATCAGAAGGATGCAAGAATCCAAAAAGTTTGGCTTTATTAGAGCCACCAACTGCTCCACTTTCCTTGAACAAGGTTCTCAATCTATAAAGAGTTTCAAGTCCATATTGAGCGCGTCCAGCGTGATTTATTTCTTTGTTCTGTTCAGCTTCCTCTTGGATATGAATTGCACGATCAACAGGACCACCTTTTATAGGTTCCAAATTTCCTTTAGAGGTATAACCGTATCCTGATGGAGGCGTAAATATTGGATTCCTGATCCTATAAGCTTCCGCTTCAGTTTTATCTATAGCAGCTTTAAGTTGACGTTGTTTTAATTCCGGATCAATACCACCAATTTTCTGTATAATGATTTGCCTTGACAGAGCCGGATCACTAGCAATCGTTTTTGCATCTTGTTCCGAATATCCTTGACCAATTAAATAGTCAACAGTTTGATTCCTCTTATTCCGTTCATCTACTTTTTCTGACAAATATCGAGAACCCATTGCTAAACTTTCACTTGGAGTTTTTCCTTGTCCAAGACCAACAAGATAGTCCTGAATTCTAGAAGAGATATCGCTCTTTAAATAACGTTGAAGTAAATTGGGCTGAGAAACAGATTCTGTACTAGGATTCACCGGAGATATAGGTTTATACTCTGGAATACTTGCATCCTGTTGTTCTTTATGCTCTTGACCTAATTTTATTGATGCCAAATATTGATCTAAAGGATTAGGATACTCTAGTCCAGGTCCTTTCCAACGATCATCTTCACGAACTGGCCCAGCATAGGCAATTCTAGTATCATGATCATTATCATTTGTAGAATAACGAAACAGACTTTTCAGAATATTATCCAGTGTAGTCATTTTTGTGAACAACCTTTATCCCTTAGACTTCATACCAACACCTTTCGACGCTGCTGCAGAGCCAGCAGGAGGATACATAATCCCTGCAACACCAGAAACAATGTTTGCAATATCACCTAAAGGATTGCCGCTATCTTTGGTCCTAGAAGATCCAAGTTGTTTCCCAGTAGAAGTCCCAGAACCTTCTGTAGCTCCTATGGTCCCTTGCTGGATAGCATTTTGCCAGCGCTGTAGTTCACTCCACTGATTGTTTTGTTGATTCCATTTGTCCTGCACTGATGAACCCTGTATAGCATTTTCCCAAGCGTTTCCTTGACCAGAAAGACGATTCCCAGTTGCTTGATCTATCTGCTGATTTGCGTGCAATTGAGCTGCACGATCTTTATTATATTGATCTTGAACAGTTTGAGATGCAATGTTTCCAAGTTCTCTCCCAGCAACTGCTTGATTGGCGCCACTGCCTGAGCGACCAGCACCTGCAAACATAGAATTTATCTTCCCAGATGCCATCCCAAGAGCATTCTGCAAATTCTTCTGAAATTCAGGATTATTGATTCCCAATTCAGCTCCACTTGCAACTCCCCTAAGATTACTCTCGCTAGACCAAGGATTCTGCCATTGTCCAGGCATACCATTTAACCCACCAATAGCATCTTGTGTCCCTTGACTTAGTTCAGGACGACCTTGTCCCTTACGTTCTTTATAGATACGACGTGCTTCATCAAGCGAACCTTGGAAATCTGGAAGTGCCCAACTAGGAGGACCGGAAGCCGAATGCCATTCTCCTGAATTATCGCTACTACTTTTTGTTCTTTTACTACTTCCACCCATTTTAATCTGCCTTCTTGTTCTGAAAATTGGTTAGTGAGATATGGAGATCATACTGAAAAGCCATGCTGTCGCGTCAATTAGTGGGCCAAGTGCTTCCGGGTTCAAGATTATAATTATAAAAAAGAGAGCAGCTTCAGCGGATTTCCTATTTTTATATTGACATTCTACCCAGCATTCAGCTATGTATTCCTATAGCTCTTTAGGCTCAGACATAAACATTCTTTTGAATTCTTCCCAATAGGATGTTTTTCTAGGTGATGTTTTTACCTCGTGACCATTGTGTTCTCTTTTGTGTTCTCTTTGTATCTCGTCTTCAATTTCCTTGATATTGCTGCCAAAACCAGCATCAGTGAATGGAGAACGCGCATCTCTCCCAGAATCGTCTTCAGGGATCTCTTCCTCGCTAAGCTTTTTCCATGAAGTAGACATCTCAGGATCTTTTGTATACGCTTTCCAACCACCTTCAAAGGGGTCCTGCTCATTTATATTATTTGAAGGCTTTGAATTTACAGGGAATAAATATGTTTCGGACAAACTATTCTTATTATTCTTAATTTTATTATATATTATTCCATCGGAATTTACACTATCCGATTTATCCAGATCAAGAGAAAGCCTTTCACTATTAATTTTAGCAACATCGTAGATAATGTAATCTTTACTAATGATTTGTGATTTTTTATTTCTGTTGACAATATGTTCAAGATAACCTATATTACGTAATTCCTTCAAAAGACGATAGGTTTTATCGCGTCCAAGATTACCTTGTTTTTGGAGATCTCTTATCTGAATTTTCCAATTATTAGGTTTTGATAACAAATAGCATAGGACCCCTCTTGCTTCAAAAGATAACCGATGATCTTCAACAAGACTATTTGGAACAACGACATAGTTAGAAGTCCATTTCTGGGTGATCTTTGTCATTTGTAGCTCCTTTTTCTAGATGAAAATGCCGTTTCTAATCACTGAATATGCCATATCAGTAAATACATTTACTTTTGTGATATCTCCATTGCGCTGTTTTGCTATTGCAATTTCCATTGTGTTTTGTGTAGCGACATCAGCGTGTTCAAAACACCCTGTTTCTTTGTATCTTTCTCGTGAGAGATAATAGTCTTCTCGATAAAGGAACAAGATTGTATCTGCATCTTGTTCAATAGCGCCAGAATCCCGTAAATCAGCAAGCTGAGGCCTTTTATCCACACGGGTTTCTAATTGACGATTTAGCTGAGATAACAGTATAATAGCTATGTTATATTCACGTGCCATTGATTTTAAACCTGCGGTAATTTCAGCAATCTCATTTGTCCTGTTACCCAAGTAGCGATTGCTAGATCTAATAAGACCAAGGTGATCAATGATCAATAGATTCAGTGGAACTTTCTGTTCCTTAAAATTCGTTATCATACTTTCTAGCTTGATACGAATGTCAGTTATCGTCAGTCCTGATTGATCATCGATCATAATCGGAAGTGCTGAAGTACAATCACAGGACCTTTTTATGGATTGCAAATCATCATCAGAAATCTGTCCATTTATGATATCAAAATAGGGAACTTTAACATCCCAGTCATAAGCAAGATCAGATGCCATCCGAGCTGCAAGTTTGGTTCTATCCATCTCAAGTGAGATAATACCAACACCTGTCCCACCTTTTGCAGCAGCAATAGCAATAGAAGTGGCAAAAGTCGTCTTACCCATACTTGGACGTGCCCCAACCAAAGTCAGGTCTCTTTTTTGAATGCCACCAGTTTTTCTATTTAAATCAAGAAGACCCCAAGTGATGCCTGTTAATCTATTTTTATTATTTTTAGCATCTTCTGCATGCAATAAGGCTTCATTCAGAGCATTTGTTATATTATCTCTGGTCTTACGCTTTGCTTCATGACGGCATTCTGATAGAATGGACTCTACATCACTATTAAATGTGGAAACGAGTTCTTCAAGATTGACAAATGGTCTTTTTGTTTTCTTTACGAAATCTTCGGCTTTTTCAGATAACTTTATCCTTGCCCATTGTGTAAGAACAGCGTGTGCACGCTCTTTTATTCCAGATACTCCAGTGAGTGCATTCGCTAACGTCATATTCATATACTCCATATAATCCTTACCATATTCGTGTTTTAGCTTAACATTATCTTCAACAGAAAACTGTTTTGCAATTAAAGGAACATTCAATGTGTTATAGCAATCAAAGCAGTCTATACAGCCTTTGTAGATTGCTTGATGGACAGGATGTATGAAATGGGTCTCTTTAATTATTGAACGTATCTCTGTATAACAGACAGGATTGGAGAGACATGATCCCAATAAATCCTGCTCGGCTTCAGAAACATAATTCTGATCTCTTTCGTATGACATTATCATGTTCTTCTTCATCTTTTCAACCTTTTTGAAAGTGATGATGATATGGACGCGCTAACGTCTGTGTTGGTGGAGTTGACGCCAATCTGTTCCCCTGCTGCAGCTTCGATAAATGGTTGCAAACTTTCTGTTTTTAATTCACTTAAATATTAAAAATATTCTTATTTTTGTTAAATAATAGGCGTCACTTGTGCTGATTTGCAATTTATGCATGAAAGTGTAATATGCGTCAAGCGCTTTTTGTGCTGATTTAGTACATTGAGGTTATATTGAGGTTATTATGAATAAAAAACTACGGAAACATCGTATTCCCATCATGATGTCAGATGACGAATTGACATCTGTTGATGATTGGCGTTTCAATAATCGTGTTGCTACACGCTCTGAAGCTATCAGAAGATTATGCCAACTTGGGCTAGCGCTAAAGGTAGAATAAGATAAAAAGTCAGTTCATTCAGTCATGCGCTGTGGTATGCATGTGTATCAACGGCTAAGCCATGACCCTTTTCCTGTACCATATTGTTGATACATATATCTTTTTCTGTCTTTTTGTTCTTGAGGTTCACTATAAGTGATTGCCATTAATCCAAAGGCATCAGCAGAGTGACTGCTCCAATCATGAGCAGGACCAAGACCAATACCACGATGTTCGTCCCTTTTTTCATGATACGCGCCCAGAGCTTCCAAACCTGCTTTAGTCGTTTGTTCGTTAAACCATATAGAAGGAAATATACGCCGTATTGCTTCGATACGTTGAGCAGCAGCTCCAGTTCCTTGATTTTTAATCACTGTGACTTTAAAGCCTGCAGAACGAAGGGCAGCTTCATATGATGTAGAATAGACCTTGTCGCCTGCTGCACCATCATGCGGAAGAACCATGTAAGCATGGTCATATCCTTTGTCTCTGAGCCAATTTACATGTTCAGATAAAGGTTGACCTTGTGCTTCATAATAGTTAAGAACGCGAATCTCTCTTCCAATCAATTGGCAGATCCAAATTGCGGTTGCATCGGCTTGTGCACCTGTCCCACCAATATCCCAAAACGCTTGGATTTTTATTAATGGATCAGCCGATATATTTCCGATCCGTCCTTCTTTTCGTGCACTATGAATATACTGCGTAAAGTATGCACCTGCATAAGCTGTGACAAAGTCACCTTCCCAAACATGTGCATACTGTTCAGGACGTTTGTTTAAATCTTCTATTCTTGATTCTTCAAGAGAATGTGGAAACCAAGGATTATCTTTCCAATTCACTTGAACAATTTTACAATTGTTAGGTGTATTTTCTCTAAATCTAATATGTGTCGCACTTTTCTTCCTTTCAGGATTCCAAGTCACCCATATTTCTGAATGTTCTTCACGTACGGTTGGAATGATTTTATCCCAAGCAGTTTCTGTCACTGTTTCAGCTTCATCGATCCAAAGAATATGAATTTGAGATTTAGACTTGATTGAATCAAGATTTCTCTGTATACCAACGAAGTCAAATTCTATTTTTCCTTGAACCCATTTACTTTTTGCTGTTCTGATAAACTTCTCTCCAACATCGTAGTTAGATGAAAGAAATTTCTCATCGGCAATGGCTCTTTTTATTTCAGACATAGAAGATTCATTAAGGGAAGACATGAACTGTCTTGCACAAACTATTAATCCTTTCTTTCCTTCTCGAGCTAACTGATATCCCCTAATAGCAGCCATCTTTGCAAAAGAAAAACTCTTTCCTGAACCACGACCTCCATATGCACAGCGATATTTAGCTTTACCGGAGAAAACTTCTACAATCTTCTCTGATAATTGGATTGTTATAGTCGCTTCCATTTTCAACTTCTAACAATACGATCAATTATTGCCATAAGAGTCTTCACTTGTTCTTTTTTCTCTCTACCGTTTGGTGTATCTTGAGCAGCTTCATCAAGAAAACTCTTTAAACGAGTAAAAAAGTCCGTATTTCCAAAACACTCTTGGATCTTATTTTGGAAATACTGTTCATCTAAAACACTCTCAAATAGCCTAAATAAATTTGTGTGTGCAACTTGACGGCCATTATAAACAACGAGACTGACCTTTTTACTGTCGGAAACGCCTAACATAGGTACAATATTATTGGTCAAATACGTATTCCATAAAAAGCAGTTTGATTAACTGGTCGTGTTTCCTTTTCACCTTCATTCGCTATTGTTAAGGTATGGGTGTGAATTCCTGAATCTAAAGTTTTATGATCAACTGTCTCCCCGGGTTCATGTAGAAGATAGCGACCAGGTGCTGCATAAAAAAGACGAGTTTGTTCAAACCCAGGATATTCGTGATTGTGTAAACCGCTTTCTGCTATTTCACTTCCAATGTGATTATGCTCTTTAAAAGAATCAGTCTGTTGCTTACCAAAAGTCCTGTCTGGATCTAATCCCTTGCCATCATCGAAACCCCGAAGAAAAGATCCTCTTAGATCTGGCAAATTAAAAGTTGTTTTACCATCCCCTAGTCCCCAAATGCGCCCTCTGTCTAACGCAATGAATAACCGATTATAATCGTCTCTAGAAACTTCCGAGCCATCACAATACAAATGAGTATCAGGAATTAATCCTGGAGCAGCAAAAGCCATAAGAGACCCAGTTGGGACTTCTACGTAAGGATTCGGAGGAGTCGGATTAAGAAGCATAAATGCACCTGCATCTTTGTCCATTGAGGAATTATAGACAAACATATAAATTCCATCTGGATAGATTTCTCCACCAACTAATTGAGTAACACCAATAGCAACATTACTTTTGTAAACATTTTTTGCTTCTAAATTGAAAACACCAAGAGTTGTTGGACCGGTATTTGCAGATTCTGCTCTAGCAATAACCATCAGGCCTGGGACATAAGTGGATACAGGACTGGATAGATTTACTCGGAGAATATTTCCTGATCCAGCAGACATCAGCATGTGTAGTCCAGTCAAGTCGTTCATAAACTGCCGCATACGAGTCATCATCATACGTGCAGAATTATTCACTGTAGACGGTGGCTGTCCTTCTCTCCAATTAATACTAAGATCAGCAGTTTGGTTTGAGAGAGGATTTAAACTCCAATCATAAATAGATGGCATACTTCGATTCCGTTGCAAACATTATGTTCGTGCATGGTAGCGCCACTTTTTATCTCCTTGTCTAGTGCAAAGAATGTGCTTTGTCAATACCCTTTTTAAAGACCAAAGAAGCAGATTTTTATGGTTCATGTGGGTTTCTACCTAAAATATCTAAACACGTCACAGTGAGCAAATTTTACGGCTTAAAACAGATTTATATTCTATATAATCCAGGTCCAGGTCCTGAATTCCCAGCATGTGGAAAACAAATACATATAATAAATACTCATTTAAATAATTCAGTAAATATTAATCAAAATATTTACTGAATATTTAAATAAATATATAAAACATAGTCGGTGTATCCGAAAACGTTTTTGAGAACGTTTCGAACCCACCTTCCGATCGTAGAAAGAAATAGCAAATAGCATAGGCTCTGTTTTTATCAACGGCTC